ACACGACTGAAGGAACGGGGATTAAAAACCCTAACTTCAGGAGACTGACAAATGAACACACTAAACATGATTCGCAAGCAGATCAACAAAGCATCTGCACTTCACGACGCACAGATTACCCACACTTCATATCGTGGTGTTGAGTATACTACACGTTGTGTAGAATCCAAGGAAACCCATGGCACATTTTGCTATCGTGGGAAGACCTACACTAAGTGATCAACTTACTTTAAAATTTTAGGAAGGGGTTTACATACCCCTTCTTTTTTGCTAATATATAATGAGACTTCAAACTATATAAATGAAAATCTTTTTAGACTCTTCGGACTTCTACGAAATTGAAGAGGTTGCGAAGTTAGGATTCATCGATGGTGTGACTACTAATCCTACACTGATGTGTAAGCAGAAGAAAGATCCAGTAGAAGTTATCAAGAGGATTTCTGATCTGTTCCCTGAGACTGCATCTATCTCTGCAGAGGTTGTCGGTGGACGGCATGAAGAGATGCTAGAGCAGGCACAACCCTATATCAATCATGCTAAGAACATTACTATCAAAGTCCCCATGTCGTTTGAGGGACTGAAGGCATGTAGATACTTGACAGATCTTGGTAGAACTGTTAATGTTACTCTTGTCTTCTCAGCAGCACAAGCAATCGTTGCTTCCAAAGCAGGTGCTACTTATGTTTCACCTTTCGTGGGTAGAGTTGACGACCAATCATTTGATGGCATTACTCTAATCAAAGAGATCTCAGAGATCTTTGATGGACATCTCATTGATTGCCAAGTCTTATCTGCATCTATTCGTAATGTAAAGCATGTTATAGATTCATTTAGACATGGTGCAGATGTTGCTACTATGCCATTTTCAGTGTATAATAAAATGTATAACCACATTCTTACGGATAAGGGTCTAGAACTCTTCGACAAAGATTGGGCTGAACTACAGGAGAAAATCCGATGAAACTTCGTACTGTTTCCACGAAAAGGCAAATGGTCGTTAACAAGAAAGATGAAAACCACAACCAAGTCTGGGAGTGGGAAGAGACACCTGAATTAAGAGAGTTTATTAGGAAGTATGGTAAAACCAACTGATTGGGACAGTGTAGAAAATGATGAGGCAGAAGCAATCCGTCGTCATGCTCGTGCAGACTTTCGTCTAAACGAGATGAAGAGAGAACTTCAAGATCTCAAGAACATTGTCCATAAGAACACAGATAAGCATGTCGCACACAAAAAGGTCAGACAATACCAGAAGAATAAGAAATCAATCTTCGGTGAAATTGGAAGAATCGACCGTAGTAAAAACTACACCCCAGAAGGTCTTAGAATCCAATACGAATCTCTTTACGGCGACATGGAACTTGCCGAAAGCAGCAACGAACTGCGGGATGACTCACAAGGAAATGAAGATGACATTCTTTGAGTTCCTTAAGTACAATCCCCCTACTTGGGAAGAGGGTTGACAAAAGAATCTACTTCCCTTATAATAGATTCTGTTGGAGAGGTGGTCGAGTGGTTTATGGCACTGGTCTTGAAAACCAGCGATGTGAAAGCATCCGTGAGTTCAAATCTCACTCTCTCCGTTATACACTTTAAATTCTAACGTGTATAAATACTCAGTCATTACATTTATGTAATGTTTTATTACGAAGACAAGTCGAGTCTTCTTCCATCCGTGGGATACTCCACGAGATATACTTAAAGGTAAACAACAATGATCAAATCTGTATTCGCATCTGCTGCTGCTCTGTCCATGTCCGCTGGGGCTGCCTTTGCAGGTCCCTACGTCAACGTCGAAGCAAACTCAGGTTGGACGGGATCGGACTACTCTGGAACCGCCACAGACCTGCACGTGGGTTACGAAGGTGCTCTGGGTGAGAACGCATCTTACTACGTTCAAGGAGGAGCTACTGTAGTCTCCCCTGATGGTGCTGAAAGTGACACCGTGCCTTCTGGTAAGGCTGGTCTCGGTCTTGCACTGACAGATGCACTGGGTGCGTATGGTGAGGTTTCATTCGTCGGTTCTGGTGACAGTGATATCGACCGTGGTTATGGAACCAAGTTGGGTCTGAAGTATTCCTTCTGATACAACAAACTAAACTCTAGAGTTTCGGAGGGGTTGCAACCCCTCTTTTTTTATGCTAAGATACTAAGGTAATCAAGGAGGATCTATGCCTGAGCAATCCAAACGCAATCGCAAACGTGGTCATCGTGACATGGAACCAGCTGCCATTCCTACTCGTCCTCCTGGAGAACGTAGGAGGATGCGTTCCTATGGTCGTGTAATTCAACAAGCAAAAACAACAAATGAATAGTTTTATCGTTTATTCCAAAGACGGATGTCCTTTCTGTACCAAGATTGAGCAGGTTCTTCAATTAAAAGAACTGAAACATGTCGTCTACAAACTTGATCGAGATTATACTCGTGAACAGTTCTACGAAAGGTTTGGATCAGGATCTACATTCCCTCAGGTTCAATGTAATGGTCGAAATCTTGGTGGATGTACAGAAACTGTGCAGTATTTAAGAGAAAATAGTATGCTATGACATACTAAATATTAACACTAGAGATCAGGGAGAGTTCACATGGACTACACAGCTGTGCTATTGTTCTCAACGTTCCTCATACTGGGGGCATTCATAATCGGATTCCTCGCAGGGTGGTTTGCTTCTAAAGTGTTTGATGCCTGGTATGACAAGGCAGATTATGCTAAACAAGTAATTCACCCTGAGATGTATGATGAAGACGGGAATCCTGCTGATGCAGGTGAGCTCCTATACTTGCGTATAGACAAAGAACATGATACACTAGAGGAAACCGATGACTGACAAACTATGATTCTAGTTGATATGAATCAGGTGATGATCTCCAACCTAATGATGCAAATCAATGTGCGAAATGGAGAACTTGATGAAGGACTAGTTCGACACATGGTTCTCTCTTCTTTACGGATGTACCGTAGGAAGTTTGGGGACAAGTTCGGAGAACTAGTCCTTTGTTATGATAGTAAAAACTATTGGAGGAGAAAGTATTATCCCCAATACAAAGCTAGTAGGAAGAAAGATCGGGCAAAGTCTAATCACAACTGGGGTAATATCTTTGAGGTTCTAAACAAACTCAGAGATGAATTCCGTGATAACCTTCCTTACAAAGTCTTATGCGTTGATGGATCTGAAGCAGATGACATCATTGCAATCATGACTATTGATCAGGGTATGAGGAACATCAGACTGCAGAAGGATATGCAGCCACCTGTACCTATTCTAATCCTGTCTGGTGACAAAGACTTTGTTCAGTTGCAGAAGTATCCATTTGTCAAGCAGTATAATCCTGTAAAGAAGGCATTCGTGGAGTGTCCAGATCCTCATCTATACATCCTGGAGCACATCATCAAGGGTGATAAGTCTGATGGTATTCCCAACTGCCTTTCTCCTGATGATACCTTTGTGAAGGGTATAAGACAGAGACCTATTAGTAAGAAGAACTTCTCTATGTGGTTGGACAAAGCACCTGAAGACTTCTGTACTTCAGAACAGATGCAATACTATGATCGAAATAAGACACTCATAGATTTCAGATATATACCTAAGGAGATTGAAGATTTAATTGTCGAAGAATACGACAACTATGTCTGTAAACCTAGGTCAGGAATTTATCCTTACTTCGTATCGAACCAACTTCTTGAATTGATTAACCACGTAGGAGAATTTTAATTATGTCTGGATGGACAAACAACAACCTTTTGATTTCTGAAGTGCTTCAGAAGGTCAGTAATGCAAAGACTAAGAAAGAAAAGATCTCTCTTTTAGTTCAGAATAACAGTCCCGCACTTCGCAGTATTTTAGTCTGGAACTATGATGAATCTATCATCACCCTTCTACCTGAAGGTGAAGTTCCTTTCACTCCAAACGATTCACCTAAAGGTACAGAGCATTCACTGCTTGCTAAGGAGTATGCTAAACTGTATTATTACATCAAAGGTGGAGCAGATCAAGTGCCTCAAGTGAGACGTGAGTCTATGTTTATTGGATTGATTGAAGGTCTACACAGGTCTGAGGCAGAAGTTGTATGCCTTGCAAAGGACGGCAAACTTCAAGACAAGTTTCGTATCACACTTGCTACAGTAAAAGATGCATTCCCACAAATTGAGTGGGGTAATAGAGGCCCTGCTGAATGAAAATTTATGAAGAAGACTGTTCACCAGAACTTGCTGCTGACAAATCATTACCCTATACAGCATATCTTGTAGAGTATGTTCTGGATGGACAGACTAAGTATGACATCGTGATCTCAGGGAAAAGAATTGAAATCTTTGACTGGTATTGGGATCATTATCGTCATGATTTTGTTAGGTTTACACAGACTGATGGTAGAATAAACCCAAGGTTGTGGAACAATCCAAAAGATCCATCGAAGACAAGTAAGAAAAAATGAGCACTGTTATTTTTGATCCTCGTAAGAAAAAAGAAGAGGAAGTTGAAGAAGAGTCTGTATCACAGAGTCCCAAAGAATTAATAGCAGCAATCTTAACAGTTGCTGCTATTCCAATTGCCTTTATGCTATTATGGAACTGGTTGATTCCTAGTCTCTTTGGGTTGGCAACCATTGGTTACTTTAAGTCCGCAGGACTTCTTGCTCTATCCTATATGATTTTTAAGAAATGAAAGTATGTAAGATCTCTACAACTCCTGATGCAGAGAAAATTATTGGATACATTGCACGTGTAAGTAACCCTAGCAACCAGGAAAATCCTAAGGTTGAGGGTCTACTGAAGTATTGTATCCTGCATGGTCATTGGTCTGTGTTTGAGCAGGCAACTTTGACTGTAGAAATAAATACCACCAGGGCAATCGGAGCTCAGATCCTGAGGCACCGTTCATTCACCTTCCAAGAATTTTCACAACGATATGCTGATTCTTCCCTACTCTCGGAGAAGATCCCTCTACCTGAACTACGCAGACAAGACACCAAGAATCGTCAGAATAGTATTGATGATATTGACCCGTTT